GCGTGAGTAGGAGCTCCGTCAATAGCGCCTGAGGCCCGGGTTAGCGCGTCTCTAAATTCTCTGCTAGAACCGGACAGCCTGCCTAAAACTGAAGCTAGACTAAGCTCATTCATTATTTAACCTTTTTAGGCTTTACTGGCTTATCGATTTTATCAAGGTCTACAGCTGGACCGTGAGGGGTATCGATTACGTCTTTTCTTCCTGAGTATGGGTTAGAAGCGGGCTTACTATCTCTAGAGTGCTGTTTTTTCTGTGCTTTAGTATCAGCTGCAACAACTTTTTTTGTTTCACTAGCATTTGCTTTTGAAGTTTTTGCTGCCGCCTTAGCCTCATTCTTCTTAGCTGCCGCCTTCTTTTTAACTCTTGCATTAATTGCAGCATTGAGCTTCTTGTCAGGCTTAATCTCTCCAGGTGAACGTAGCTTCTGGACTGTAGCAGAGGACTTTACGCTGTTAGATAGGGTTCTTCTAATACTCATACTCTGAGTGTATTTGGTTTTTAAACATGAATCAGTCCAAACACAAAAGCCTGGGGCGCTTGCCCCAGGCTTTTATGGTTAATTATTGCTACTTGCCGCAGGTTGGACAGATAGCCTTTGCTGCAGGAGCTACCGTAGCAGTGGTTCCGCCCTTAAACTTTGGACGACCAAACCCGACGATTGAAATCATCTCGCCAGCCTTGTTCTTCTTGTACCCACGAACCTTCTGGGACACTTGTCCGCCATTTCTCTGGCTTCCCTTTTTGTCTGGGCTAGTGTTTCCTTCGATACAGACGACAGTACCATCGCCATTATCCTTGATAACAATCCCAACGTGTGAAATTCTATCGACACCATCTGATGGGAAATCAAAATAGGCGATATCCCCTGGTTCTGGGTCAGCAATATCTGCATCAATCCAAGCACCAGCCTTCTTAAATGCGGCTGCGCCACCAGGTGTGTAAACGGTATTAGGGACCTTTACACCAGCTTCATTAGCGCACCACATTACGAAAGAGCCGCACCAAGGCTGGAAGTTAGCCTTTGTGTACGCGCCATACTTTGTTTCATTATCTTTTGGGCCCTCGATAGTACCGAGTTCCGCTTTAGCTACCTCAATGAGGCGAGCTACTGTGCCTTGTTCTGCCATTAGTCCTTGTCCCAATCTTCATCTACAGGGTGCTCTTCTGGTACCTGGCCATCTGGCTTTCCTGCTGGAGCCGTAGCACCAGAAGAAATAATGATGTCCTGACCAGTCTGCTTCGCTTCTACCTGAAGGTCAGCGGCTGTCTTAGAGTTTACATCAACAGCTGCAAATGCGGCGTTAATCTCCTCTAAATCAAGCTTTCCATCATTCATAAACCCACGAGCAAGCTTCTCAACAACAGCTGCTACAGCTGTAAGACCAGCTACAGTTACCGCTGTAAGAGTGTCAACACCTGCGATAGCACCAGCACCAATTACTGATAGACCGCTAGCTGCAAATACTGCTACGATTCTTAATAGGATATTTCCAATTGACTTCATTCGTCTTCTCCATTTTCTTGTCTAATCCAATACGAGCCAGCCCAGATAATCATGCCTGCAATGATGAGGTAGCCAAGAATGGTCTTACCTGACCCTGCCGCAAAAATCCAAGCAGCCAGCATTCCAATTACTGTCCATACTTGACCGATTTGGTCGGCTAACCATTTCTTCACTTAACCCTCCTTTGGGTCGCAACGCCCGCTGCAGCGCCTGTTGCGAGCTGCCCAACTACGACTGCTGCAACAACTGCCTTTTGTGCGTCTTCTCTTTCTTGTGGGCTCATATCAGCTCCAAGGCTTCCTAAAGCTAGGAGTGCCTTTGCTGGGTCGGTAAAGAGCGCTCCGACCAAATCTGCTGGGTTCTCAACTAAAGTGAGAGCGTCCGCAACCTCTGCGGTAATAACTACTGGATTTCCGTTAGCGTCTTCTCTAACTTCGACTGGGGTAGCTGGCGGTAAATCTGCGTACGAAATTCCTGCTTCTTTAATAGCTTCGGCGCTTAAAGCTTCACCTGGAGCTAATGCTGCAACAAGAGCTAGTCCAACTGCCGCTTTCTCTTCTTCAGTGCTAGGCTTCTCTTCTACGATTGGAGGTTCAGATGCGCTATCAGTTGGAGTCGGTGTTGACTCAGGTGAAGCACTTGAAGATGGCTCAGGTGAAGGAGTCGGGCTCGGTTGAGGAGTGGGTGTTTCCTCTGGAGAAGGAGTTGGTGAGGGCTCTGGAGTCGCTTCGGGTGAAGGGGTCACAGAAGGCTCCGGTGAAGGAGAAGCCTCAGGTGTCGCACTTGGTGATGGCTGAGGAGATGGTTGAGGTTCTGGAGTCTGAGAAGGGGTGGGAATAGGTGTTGGATTTGGTTGCGGAATTGGGTCTGGCGCTGGGGCTGGGACTGGTTCTGGGGTACGTGTCGGCGATGCCTCGGGTGAAGCGCTTGGAGAAGGAGTTGGAGAAGGGGTCTCGGAAGGTGATGGACTTGGAGTTACTGAGGGAACAGTGGCAGAATCAGATGTGGAAGGTGCGGGAGTAGCATCTCCGTAAGCAGCAATAACAGCTAAGCTTTTTACTATTCCGCCACACGGGTCACCAAAAATACCATTATCAGCTGCTATCTCAGCTATTTGTCGTCCCAACACAAACTCAATAACTTTCTGCATTGATGACTCTGCGTGGCACGCGGGGTCTACTTGGTAATTGTTTGGTGTGCCGTAGCTTGCAAAAAGAATAGAAGTAAACACTTTTGTAATCGGAGCTACCAACTGAAGCACTCCTCCTTCCCCTATAATTCCTCTAATAGAATTATCAGAAGAAGCGGGAGATGATGGTGTTGGTGTTACTGTTGGTGTTGGCTCTGGGGCTGGCGTGTCTGATGGACTTGGTGACGGAGTGGATGAAGGTTCAGATGTTACAGATGGCGAAGAAGAGGGAACAGGTTCCGGGTTGGATGAGGGACTCACGGAAGGCTCAGGAGTTGGACTTGTGGAGACTATCGCAGTAAGAAGAGTATTTTCCTGCAGTGTCGTGGTCCGAGCGAATTTTAAAGGTGTAGTCTTTATTCCATCCGCCAGTATCCCCGATAATAGAGGCGTCAATAGTTGATGACGTAGTGGTAGAAGCAATTCCCCACCCACCTGTGCCGTCAGTCCACATAATCGCATATCGCTCGGGGGTTAGGGCTGAGTTAGGCGCGTTCCAAGTTAATGTGACTGTGGAACCATCGACGCTTGCAACTAGATTAGTTGGGGGTTGGATTGTTAATGGAGGAATAGCTGCTAAAGCTGCTTGTGCGGAAACTAAGTCAGCCTTTTTCTGTGCAAGGATGTTTACCAAGCTCTGGTCATATGATGTGTAGGCAGGGGTTACGGAAGACATGTCAGCTAGTAGGACAATATTGTCAATTGCTCCAGCAAAGTTACCGTTCCAATACCCGCTGTCTGACATTCGAAATCCGATGTCCCATCTAACTGCGTCCTCAGGGAGAGTGTAAGATGCAGTGAAGTGAGTCATTGGAAATACGTTGTTACGGTCACCTGTGTTGTAGTAGTTCAGGCGTGTGCCGTTTGCTGAGTAAGTTCTAAACTCTACTCGGTATTGGTCAGCTTGAGGACGGTTACCCCAGTTGTCGTTATTATTGGACATATCATACGAAAAAGTTACGCTCCGAGTCGGTCTTTGAAAAGTGCCAGTTTGCTGAACGTATACGCCATAGCTATAAGAACCAACTAATACACCGGAGTAAACTCTAGGAATGTAGGAGTTGGTGATAGTGGCGTCGCTGCCCATACCGATGTTGGACCAACTAGAAGCATCATCAAATGTTCCGTTAAGCACCACGTTACCTTGACCGGTTACCGTGACCGTCTCGTGGTAAACAGCGCTAGCATCCACAGCCGCTTGAGCTGTAGCAACAGCCGCAGTAGCGGCATCTACAGCATTTTGGGCAGCACTCAGCGCAGAGTTGTACTCTGTTAATGTGTAGGAATTACCTACCGCTGATGCCTGTGATGGAAATAGTAGCGCTGGATAAAAAACCGCGATTGTTGCTACGAATAGTGCTGCGAGTATACGCAGTCTTCTTATTTTGCCTCTCCCAAAGCTAGATAAAACTAGTTTAGAGCATTTAATTCTTTATTTGGGTCAAAGAGGTTGATTGAGCTTTTTACTAAGTACTCGGAGTTTTTACGTGCATGATGACCGCAAAACATAAGCTCGCCATTTAAAAATGTAGCAACCACGGAGGCTGCGGCGCTGCAGGAGTCACATCTATCTAAAGCAGTAAGTTCTCTGGATTCAACGTCTACAGCTGTCATTACGCCTCCTTAAATAGTTATATGAGCAGTTTATATCCACGTGCTCAGGTGGTCAAGACTACTCGATAGAAATCTTACGAGGCTTCTTGTGGTCAGGCACTTCCCGCTCTAGTGAGATGCTCAAGATGCCATCAAGGAGCTCGGCTGATACTATCTTGACGTCATCTGCTAGTAGGAATGTCTGTGAGAACTCTCTGGACGCGATTCCCTTGTGCAGGTACACGTCCTCTTTAGAGCCTCGGTTACCGTTAACGGTTAGTCGGTTCTCCTGTAGTTCAATATCAATTTCTTCTTTAGAGAACCCCGCAATTGCAACTTCAATTGTGTAGGAGTCATCTTTGTGGTCAATGATGTTATACGGAGGATAAGTTGGTTGGGTGGTTGAGCGCATTTCTCTAAGTGCATCAAAATGACGATTAAACCCAACGGTCCATGAGGAAAGGAAAGGGTCTAGAAGGTCAAACGGATTTAGAGGTTTTGGGCTAATTGTTTTATTA